AATAGTTTTTTGTTCTTCTGTTGTCATAAATTTATACACCAGCGTATCGTTGATCTCTACGACCTATTTGAGCAAATACGTCTTCGTAGCTTTTTAAGGGATGCGCTGCATCAGAATGAATTTGAGTATCAATACTGTAAATGTTGTCAAGTAATTCTTTAAGATTTGAAGGCCCTCTTTCATCATTGTCGAGGAATTTAACAATCTTTGAACCAGCTCCAGCATCAACTGTAAGTACATAACCATCAACAAAATTCTTTGAAGCATCAACTTCTATAAAGATAAATTCGCTTGATACCATACTTACACCGCCCATTCCTTGAGTAATTGTGTTATGTACTTTATCCCCGATTGACATACGATGATTGTCAGTTTTAGCTTTATAAAATGCGTTAATTTCACCATTACCAGTTGGATGTTTATAAATTAAATTAAAACCTCTACCTTTTAGGTTTTGTGAAAATGCATTAAGTCTACGCTCAGAATTAAAATCCTCTCCGAGAACTTTTGAATAAGCTTCTTCTAATAAAAATTGATCTCTTTTTTTCATATAATATATTTATCCTAATTTGATTTTATTTATGAAGCCTATTAAAGCTTCTCTTAAGAATGTATCTGTACCATGTTTAGGCATAGTGGAAAGAGTTTCGATAAGCTGAGCTTTAGCCCGAGCTGAACATTCAATAATTGAACCATCAGGACGGATCATATATTCTTTTGATTCCATGACCGACTCAAGCATAGCGTTTTGTACTGAAGGTTGGTGAACAACATCTAAACAAATAAGATGAAAATTTGAAACTTGAGTGATATCGCCCATTTTATTTGTATTACCGAGGGCACGAGAAGAAATACCCATTTTAATTCCATCAGTAATGAGTGACTTAAGAAGTTGGCCCATAGGTGTGTTAAGCACTTGGGACTTACCCATGAAGTAATTACCATTCTGTTTTAGTTCAGTAACAAGGTGACAGGCATTAACAGGATTAACTTCAGTTGATTGTGGGTGATTCATCTCACCGATAGCTCTACGAGATTTAACCATCTCATCTGTATAACGGTTTACCTCTGTAACCATCTCATCTAGTTTATAGATACGACCGTTTTGATTCTTTTGCTCGGCCATTAAGAACGGACCAGTGATGTAGAGTTTTTGTTCCCCTTGACGGTTTTTTTCCTCAATCATGAAATCAAGTCCGTCATGGATGTCTTCGACTAAAAATTTAAGTCCCATATGTTTCTATTATTTAATCTACCAGGTTGTAATTTCTCCAGTTAAAATAGCATAAATATTGCCAATATGTTTACAACACTATTAGCCTTCACAGCACTCTTGGTGGCAGGATGTGCAGCTTATTTTTCAGTCCTTGGCATTGCTACTTTATTCTCTGGGCACTTTTGGTCAGTCATTATTATGGCTGGGTCTTTAGAACTGGGTAAATTAGTAGCTACTTCTTTCTTATATCGTTATTGGAACAAGGTAGTTTGGTTTTTAAAGATATATATGATAACAGCAGTATTAGTGCTCATGGGTATCACCTCTTTAGGTATCTACGGTTATCTATCTTCGGGATATCAGGTTAATGCCGGTAAAACCGAACTCATTGATAATAAAGCAGCTCTTATAGTGCAACAAAAGGATAACGTAGCAAAAGAGATCGAACAGATTAACTCTCGTATTAACACACTTAATGATGCTCGTAAGTCTCAAGAGGCTCGACTACCTCAAATGTCGCGTCGGTCAGCTGCGCCTGTCTACGAAGATATGGCTCGTTCTGCAGAAGAGATTAAAGGTCTAAATGCTCGTGTTCAAGAACTTCAAACTCTTGTGTTTGAAAAAGATAATGAGCTCATTGTTCTTAACTCAGAAGTTAATAAAGTGCATGATATTGGAACATTTAAGTTTGTAGCTGAATCTCTAGGGCTACCTTTAGATACTGTTGTAAAGCTTTTTGTTCTTATAATTGTTTTAGTATTTGATCCACTTGCTGTAGCTTTGGTATTAGCTTATAACATTGCTAGAGGGGGTTCAATTTTAAAAGAGACTAAAACAACTAAACAGCTTTTAGTGGATGAACCAATTCCGGTTCATCCTAAGACTAAGACAATTATAACAGAAGAGATTATTGAAGAGGTAGTTCCTGATTCAGGAAAGACTAGAAAGTATTCTTCAAAGACCTAAATGCTTTTCGGTTAGGATTGTAAATTCGTAGCCTTTCTTCTTTGACCAGGCTGTTGCTGCCTCCCACTTGGCTCGGTTCTTTACATACTCGGCTTGTCTCCTTAGAAGGGATTTTGTATTCTTACCGGGTTTTGGAGGCTGAGTTTGTATTGAAGGTTTGATCTCTATAAGATATTTTTTAAGTTCGCCGGTTTTAGTTTTAAGAGTTATATTAGAATCTACAAAGTAACGAGACACTCTTCCAGTGAGAGGGTTTTGATAAGGTATAATAATAGATTCTGATCCCCATGATATTACTGCAGGATTATAATCACACCATCTAAAGTACTTTAATTCGTAAGAAGAGCGGTAAAGGATAGGGAGAGTTCCTTTATACTTTTCCGGATGATTAGGCTTGAAGATGCCTTGCTTGAACTTAGATGTTCTTTTTCTTTGTAGCATTACCAATTCTTACAAGAAAAGTATTTTGCAGTTCCTGGTTTAGCTGTTGAGCATTTATGACGAGCTCTAAACGATTTACGCTTTTTAGGATTAGATTTTTTAATTCTAAGATTTGGATCACCGTAATGCACTCTTTTGAGTTTGCCATCTACCTTAGTACATCTCATGTATTTTTTGTCTGAGCGACTAGAAGGCATCTGCTTTGTAACTTTTGTGCATCTGCCACCTTTGGCTTCTGTTAAAATTTCTAATACTGTATTATCGAAGTTCATAAAAGTAATTATCCAATAAAGAACATAGCACCCGTAACATCTTCATAAGTATTCTTGAGTTCGTTTTCTAATGCGTCTCTCTCGGAAACACCTTGTGACATAAAATCGTTATAATTAACAGAACCGCCACCGAATAAGTTAGTGCCACTAAATTTACCTCTAACGTTACCGACTACAATTTTAGATAAAGCTAATGCATATCTATAAACCCATCTTTCATTAATAATATCCTTAATAGGTTTTTCTAAATAACAACCAACAACACCCATATATGTTTGTTCCGGTATTGGTTCGGGTATAATTCTTAAAATTTGGGTTTTAGGATCGAAACGGTAATGAGGTGTCATCGCTAAGACTTTATTGCGAGTGTCGATAAAACCTTTAAGAACTTCCCAAGTTGTAAGATCGAAGCCGAAGTTTCCGACCATATACGATGAATAAATTTGTTGAGCCATTGCTTGCTCTAAAGTGAATAATGTGTTAATACCAGTAGTTTCACCGTATGTAAAAGCAAAACAGTCTAACACACGGCGATATGAACCCATATCATAATCATAACCAGCAGATACACCAGAAGTAAAAGAAGAATACATTTCTTGAGTTTGATTAATCAGAGTATCAACCCGTATACCTTTTCCTTTTTGATAGAGTTTTGAATCAAAAACTAAAAACTCTTCTGTATACCCAGCATATTTGGTAAAAAATTCCATCGCTTGAGCAATACAATCATAGATCTGTTCATTAGCTATCTCTACATTAACTAAAGGTTCCCCCATTTGTCTACGAATGCGTTGCGCTAAACCATCATATGTTTTAATAACGGGATTAGCATTCGTAGATCCGGGAGTATACCTTGGCAAAACGTTCATATTGATTATTTAATTGTTATAGTTCTTTTAATCCTCCGTAGTAGCCGTAAATTTCAGTCTTTTCAGATCTACTAAAATCATCTTGATCAACTATACATTTAGCCGCTTTATCATTGGATTGCTCATACGGTTGAACAAGCTCTTCAGGATTTGCACCTCCAGCTTCTCTTCCATATTCTTCATCATCATTGAACTGAACATTAAGAGGTTCTGCTTTTGTACCAGGCTCGTATGAGTATTCCCAGCGTTTACATTTTATAACCCAAATATAGTGACCCATAAGTTGGTTAGCGTTAAATTGTAAATTTTGATCATCCCGTTCAGTTATTTCATATACTGGGGCTCCTCGGCCACCAGGTCTATCCCCGTACCCGCCATACTCGGCTAACTCAATAAGGTCTCCAGCTTTAGGTTCTCTATATGCACCAAAGAATTCTTGAAAGGAAGAAATATGCAACACGCAAGTCATATCACAGTCAGCCATAATGCCAAACTTAGAAAGCATAATGGCGTCATTTGTAATGTCGGTTAGCATTACAATAGGCCCAGCGCTTACGAAAGGAGTTGTTGGGTCTTCACCGTAGAGGTAATAATGAGAGGAAAGAGAATAGCCATGGGTGTAGTAAGTTACTTCAGCTCCATAATGATTAATCTGTTCTTTCCAATAACCGGAGACTAAATTTCTCTCGTTATCGTTTATTGTTTTGTCTAGATAACGAACTTTTTGCATGTTAGATTGTTGTTAATTTTTTAATACCTCTTTTAAGAGAAGTTTTATGCTTTAATTTTGCCGGCTCTTTGTAAAGTTTTTCTAGATCTGTTTTTGCTTCTCCAAGAAATCTAGGCTTCTTTACCCATTTCTCTGTAAAGGGGTGGTAGATGGCCGAGTATCTCTCCTGATCTAAATCTCTAATAGTGGGAATATAATGAACAGGGTGTTGGGTACCGGTGGCCAGTCTTCCATTTAGTTCTTTAATTGTTTGAAGAATTCTCTCTTTAAGCATATCGTCCAGGTTAGTCTTGTTAATCAGAACTAAAACGTTTATAGAACATTTTTCAGAGGAGTTCTCTTCTAATACAGGTCCAACAATAAAGTAATCCCAAACCCTTTTTCTAGTATACTCTTGTTCTGCGGAATTAATACGATCAATGTCTAGAAGTATTTGAGATTTTATTGCTGGCTGTAGTCTAGGGTCACCACCCTGGGTGTTAAAGTTCCAAACACGAGGATCTAAAGAGTTCGGGGAAATAGGATCTGTATGATACGGGAGATAAGCTTTATCGAATTCCTCTTGAAACAATTTCTTCATATATTGTATTTAAGCTTTTCTCTATAAACAGAAACGGCCCCTTGCGGGGCCGTCATTTAATTTCTGTTAAGACTTCTTATTTGAAGAATTCGCCTTTTTTGACGTTACCTATCTCAGCCTTACCTTTTGGTGACTGAAGGGCTTTGTTGAAAGGCTTAGCTGGCTTGAGCTCTGGATCTGATTCAACATCCCCGCCGTGTGCTTTACCACCGTGTGGCTTTACTGAACCGGCTTTGTTGTTTTTATTTTGAAGAACTTTACTCTTATCACCAAGTGGCTTTAACTCTGTAGCTTCACCCATTGGTTTTTCTTTATCTTCTGATTCAGCTTCTTCTTCAGGTGTCTCTTCATCACCGAATTCGGCTTCTACTTCTTCAGATTCTTCTGAACCAGCAGCTTCGTCGGAAATTTTGTCAAGGATGTTTTGAAGGTGGTCCATTACTGACTTAAGATCAGAAACGAGATCAGATACTTCATCACTCTCACCTTCTAACTCATCAACCATGTCTTCGTTTGAAGTAGGTACTTCAACATCCATTTCAATGCCCACTTCTTCACCGGGGAATTGTTCGTTAATTGTTGCTTTGAAGAGCTTTTCAAATGAGCCTTCGAATGACTTTTTAGGTGCTTCCATAGAATCGTTAAGCTTTTTTGGTTCACCAGTAAGAATTTTTGTACCTTCAGCTTCTTCTGGATTTTCTAAATCTTTTTTAGCTTTTTCAGCGCCGCTGCCAGCAGCAAGACCTACTTTATCGCCTTTAGCAATTTGTTGTTTACCAGCTGGGACTACTACGTTATCTTTTTCTTCATTAAGAAGAACTTGTGATGCATAGATTTCTTCGAGAGGATTTTTCTTCATATGTTGTAATTATATTTATTCTAAAGTGGTATATTTTTCTATAGATTATACTAAGCTATAGCTATTATAGATAAGACCGGCATTACAAGAAAATTGCCGCCAGCTCCATCCCAATAATAGGTAACGTGAGGTTGTCCTTGGTTTGCACTACTATAAGTCCTCCATTGCATTTTTAATGTTATGGGTGTTGTCCAAGATGCGAGTCTACCTGTACTTGTATTTGATGTTCCGCCAATCGCTATCGGCCATTCAAAAGCAGATTTGTATTCTGGATACCTCCCTGATCTATTATGTCTAGCAAAAAGTACTTCGTCGTTACCAATAAAAAATTTAAAATGATTAATACTGTGATCGTTGCCCCACCACATACCGAAATCAAAACGATAGATTACTCTTGTTGCCCCTGGGGGTGGTGTATAAGAAATAAGTGAACCGGTTAGGTCTTGGTAGGTATAAAAAACGCCAGGCCATGTTGTAACATTTTGAAATTGATAAGTACCAGAACCGACCGTCACAATTGAACCGTCACATGGACTTGAAAGGTATTCAATTACTTGACCCGGCTGTCTCGGGTAACCGTTAACAAAGTGTGTTACACCTGCGGTACTACGAATTGTATTTGTTCGGACATCATTTAGAGCTGTTATACTATTATTTGATTGAATATTACCGATAGTTGTAATGCTATTATTAGCAGTTAGGTTATTCGTTATTGTTAGGTTACTACCTGTAGGTGTTAAAGCTGGTCTAAGACTATTATCGTAAGCAGATAAACTCTGAACAGCTTCGTCTAATCTTAAATAATTGGTATTAATGAATCCTTTTTCTCCACCAGCTGTAGGGCCTAAAGAATCTCCTATACAATCATCTTCATCTATATATCCTGTAAAAAATCTTGGCATAATTTTATTTATATACTATAAACTGCTATTGATACATATTCTGGGTTTACAAAAACTCCAGATAAGTCTCTTATATTTATAGTGGCAGAAGTAGGAGCAAAAGCGGTTGTAGGCATAACCCATGAAAGTCTTGTGGCAGATGTTGCTGTTAACATACTTGTACCAATAAGGGCATAACTAAT